TTTGAGGCCGCCTGCACCACTTCCCCCGCCTCTTCCATCAACTGAATCAACAACATCTCTTGACGATCTATCATGAAAAGAAATCCTCCAAGTTGTATTGCACTTCTGCATGCCATCCAATCGCATCCAATACGATATTTAGGGGTTCAGCAAAGGTTTTTTGAAATTGCAGGTCCCAATCAATTGCCTTCTCCAATTCAAACTGCGGAGGAATGCGGCGGATGAACGACAACACCGTTTCATCAAACATGTTTCCAGGCTTGAGGTTGACGAACTTGACCTTCTCCCCATTTTGAATAATTTCATACTGATCGGCTAGTTTGAGTTTCCGCAGCCAATGATTGTAAACCAACGCACCCTTCACATGGATGGGTGTCCCACCGAGATAAATCTCTGTGTCCACGGTTGCCCCAGGTTCTCCAAACATGGTGGTGTGGACCGTGCGAACCCCCGTCTTGTTGCGATACTTCTCCAACCCATTACACCCGCGAGGGAACGCGATATCCCCAATCGGCAAGGTCTTGAATTCCTCTTTGAACTTAGCCACAAACTCCACCAACTGAGGTTCGGTGCCAGTGAGAATGATTTTCAGCGCCGCTTTGATCTTGTCTCGCACCAGACTGGGGGTAGAGGACTTAATGGCTTCAAGCCCATGAATCAACATCTCTGGTTCCTTGTAGCGCACCCCTTCAGAATCCAACACGTTCAACACGTAGCGTTTCTTTGCAGTCCAAATACCCCTATCGGCTATGGCTTCCCGCTTCATGTCCAACTCTTGTGAAAACGCATGCGTGTAATTTGCCAAATCCTGTGCGGTGGCTTCCAACACCCCTTTGAGTTTGGTTTTGTAGACCGAATCCAAGAAGTTGACAATCTTTGTGGTGTCTGATTGGTCTTTGAATACGCGACACACCAACGGGTCCAGGTTCAGATAGACCGAATCAGTATCGCTGGCAATCACATAATCAACACGAATCGTTTTCAACAAATCATTGAGGTATGCGTTCAAACGGTTGCCCACCCACTTGATACTCAATTGCCCTGCTAGGGTGACCCCTTCAGCAATGCGAATATCAAAGAAGCGGAAATACTCAGACCCACAGGCGCCGTATGCAGAGTTCAATCCAACCTTCTTGGCTAACTGTAAATTCTCATAGCGTGAAATCAAGGCTTCCAACTCTAATTTGCGTATGGGATCGGAACATGCCTCCTTCGCTCGTTTCGCGTCCATCTGCTTGTTTTTGTAAACCACACGCTGGTCAAACATCTCTTTCAAAATTTCAGGTAAGAACCCAACTTTGCGTGTATCAAAAAACTGCCCATTCGGGGTCATAGTGCAATCAACGAGTCCACTCAGATCAATCTTTTTGTGGAGCATCTTCTCAACCGTCACCCCTTGTGCAATAACATCCTTCATCGCTTGCGTGTAATGCTCAGGCTCAATCAATGTCTCAGGCGACATGTTATACTGCATCATCGTTTTAGGATACAGGCTGGTTGCGTCAAGACCGACGATGTGTTTGAACATGCCAATCAATGGGGCTTTCACATACGCACCCTCATAGGCATGGTCTTTTTTGTTGCCCTTCTTTGGAGGCAGCACGATATTCTTCGCTCTCAAGAAGTTGTAACAAATACAGTCCCACATACGCACTTGCGAGAATCCATCTTCATAATTGGTTTTGTAGTTATACGCCAACAGCAACGCCATATCAATCAAGCGACCCTTGGCATTCAAGCGTTCGACCAACTGCACGTCATGGACGTTGTATTCAATGAATTTTTGGTGATTGGTCTTGTAGAGGATATGCAGCGTTTCATATTCGGCATAATCAAGTTTGCGTTCTTTCAATTCCACAAACGCAATGTGGTCAAGTTTGTAGGATTCTTGGTTTGCATTCTTGGCATACTTGCGGAAGAGTTGCAGATAGTCAAGGGTGGCGCACCCAAGCAATTGATAGATGGTGACAGGCTTGTTGTAGTATTCTTCTTCTCGTCGCGTGATCTTACCCCACGGACTCAACCATCGGGCAGTGGCTTCTCCTAGGTGTGGGAGCGCACACATACGATTGATGAGGTAGGGAATATCAAAGGTCTTGACATTCCATCCTGTAACAATATCAGGCGACTTCTCTTTCCATAGAGATATGAAACTCCCCAGTAACTCTTCTTCAGACCCGCACCAAAGATAATCAATGTCGTTGCGATGGGGTGTATATTTTCCGCACCCCAACACATAGTAGGTGGGGTCGGTAGAAAATTTGACGGTGATTGCGGTGACTGGTTTATCTGCGAGGTTGACATCAGGCATTCCCCCATCGGAGCCGACTTCAATATCAATGAAGGCAGTAACGATGTGTTCAGAGGACCATTCAATTTCCTTCTCAGGGTGTTGGTCAGCAATGAAGGCATACTCAAACCTGCTGTTGCCGTAGATGGTGAAACTCTGCACGTCCTCGTAGTTCTTACAGAAGTGTCGCGCCTCACTAATGTCATCAAAGTGCATAGCTTCAACAGGATTGCCTTGCAGGTCTTTGAAGTCAACAGGAAGGTTAGGAATCTTGGCAGGAATATAGAGGGTCGGAGAGTATCCCTGTTTTCGGTGAACCCTCCGACCATTCTCTATACCACGGTAGTAGATTGTATTGCCTTGACAGGATACGTTAGTGTAGAACTTCATTAAATCTTACCCCTCTGTGGCGTGAAATAATTTCCTGTCCTGAAGAATATCAGACTCCTCAGAACAGGAACATTATAGCATATCCACAGGGGAATGTCAAGTTAAACTGAGAGGGGGCTAATTCCGCCGGGAAGCACTAAACCAGAGCCGAATGTTTGATTGTAGCCGTTCACCAGTTCAACCGCCGGCGTCACGACAGTCAGGATATCAGAGACCATGAATGATACACCGGTTTTCCATTCCTCAGCATATTGCAAGAATGGCGCAAATCCCAAGCTCGCTTGTCCCTTCTTGGATGGGTCCTCACTTGCGGAAAACACCAATTGCACCGGTTTCGTCACGATCACCACATTACCAGTGGTATCCTTGTTCACCACGTCACCGATAACCTGCAACCCATTATTGAACATCAAAATCTTGACTGCCATAATAAAACCTCCTTGATAAAATGAACTATTGACCGCCGTTCACAAAGGGCGTGAAATTTGGCTTCTGCCAATTTTCGGGTTTGAGAATCTTTCCATCATCCCGGCGTTTGAGTTTCCCCGTCACTCCGTCAACCTGGAGTTTGGACATATTGGAACGGAACAATTCGTCCCATGCCCCAGTGACATCCCACCCGCGAGAGTTACAATATCCTAATGTCACCCAAATCAAGTCCATCGCTTCCTGCAACTTATGTGCGGCATCTGTGGCTTCCATAAATTCCTTATACTCTTCTTCCACGAACGTATGATACAGGGCTTGAATTTCGGGAGTAGTCAACTCCACCCCTGCTCCATCCACATGCCCCACTCGCTCTTGAAACTCTCTCACGTCCTCTGCGGCATCATCCATAATCAATCTCCTTAGTATGTTATATTCACTTCGTTGGAATTCTGACTCTCGTTGTCAGCCGTGTCATATGCGGTGACAATATAGTAGTATGTAGTCATCTCAATTCCTGTCGTGTCGTGGAAGGTGGGTTGAGTCACTGAAGCCAGGAAAAACACCTTCCGTGTTTCATCATTGGGAATCACTGCGGTCACAGAACGATAGACACGATATCCAGCCAAATCACTCTCTTTGTTATTCTCCCAGGTCAGCGTCCCACTGCAACAGACCATTGGGATAGGAGTCGGGGTCGGTGGTGGGGGGGATGAAGAGTCATCCGCACACGCGACCAACAAGGCAAACAACCCACAGACTAATATCTTCTTCATGCGAGAATTCCCACTTTGTAAAGAGTCGTTCCACCTTCACGCACTGCGGTATATGATTCTTTCCTCTGCTTGCCGATCACATACTGGGCATGCACCCATCCTGAATTTGGCTGACCAGGGGTGTAGAATTCAAGGATGATCTTGTCCCAGACTGGCAAGTTCGCTACGCACCAGAGCGCGAGATCGACGTTGGAGACTCCTTCTACTTCAAAGTCAACCGCTTCTCCTGTGCAATGCTTGGAGAGTTTGTCAATGGTGGAGGTCATAGGGTTCACGGACATGTTCAAACTCAGACTTCGGTAGCCTGAATTGACACGCACCGGACCCCACACTTTCCGCACAGGTTCAAGGATATTATCGCATACTAATATGAGATTGTCAAGATATTTCTGCGGGGGATCGTTATTGATTCCCAAACGCAACGCGGTATCGGAGCGGGTCATCTCTTTGAGACTGAAGTGTGGGGATAATTGGCTCATACTAATCTCCTTGTTAGGTCCACATACTGCGACGAATTCTGATGATACTGAGTAACATGTCCTGATCTTCCGTATCATACTTAGCCTGCAATTCTTCACCGACAGCAAAGAGCCTATCCTCCTCTGGTGTATGGGGTGCTCGCCAACTCTTCCCTTCGCGCATCAAGTGCCAATAGAAATGCGCCTCTTCTCTGCGGGGTCGCGTATGCTTCCAGAACTTATAGAGGGCAAACATATCTTTACAAAACTCCGCTTGGGAAGGATGATCCGTTAATCGCATGCCCCAACGAAGGTGATACAGTCCTCGGCTAGCATTGCGGGGGGCTTTGACAAACCAATGGATAAACGGGAGGCTCCCACAATCACGCACGAATTTCTGCCAGCGGGTTTCAAATCCATCACCAAGATTGCCTGAGAGTTCAATTTCAACGTAGTCCACGACCATCTGAAACAGTGCGTACATCATGACATAATCCGCATCATGATAGTGACCCCTAGGGCAGTCAGCATGATGAATGGTGATACGATTCGACGGACAAATCCAATAGTTGTGGATGAAGGCTAAGATATCCGTGAAGGATTTCATAATCCACCCATAGGGTCTTGTAGGAATCGTGCAATCTGTTCTGTTGACATGTATCCGCACGTCGCTTGTGCGCCATGAGTGGATGTTTGCGTGAAGATGCTGTCTTTTACGATCTTCTTGACACGCCCAATGAGTTTCCGTGGTCGTGGAATTTTATATGGGCAAGGGAGAGTGGTTTTCGTGAGTGCATAATCATACATGCACAACCCACAGGCTGCGAGTCCATTGATCTGCCAGTCTTGTTGCAGAGAGATAGGAGCCTTGCATGCACCGCAGACGGTTTGGAGATAGTTGGAATTCATCATATATGCCACTTTCTATGGGAACGGTGAAACTTCTTTCGTTTCTTCCTAGTAGTATGTAGGTGCGCTTTTTCTTTGAGTTTCATACGCTTGAGGATGGTGCCGACGCAGGCTTGGTGGGCTTCAAGGTCCCGATCATTATGATTGAGTTCATAGAGGAGCATGTGGGCTTCTGCATGCTGTGATAGAGTGAGGTTACAAGTATTATCTTGTGCATTCACCCCTTTCATATTTCCAAATCGTTCAAACCATTCATATTTTGGAATTATATGGTGCTTTGGCAATGCCTTAATCCCTCATTTGAAATACACATTCCACGTCATTACGGGGTAAGGTTTTACTCTCACTTCCACTATCCCTTCGGGATATAGGAATATAGAGGAAAGGATTTAGGAACTTTAGGATTCGTTAAGAAAGAATTCTTAAAACCCTATAGGATATATATACAACCTTTTTTCTGGGATATGCCGGTATAGCCCTTTTCCGCCGGTATACTGGTAAAAATCGTCAACATTAGAGAATTATAATGTGTTCGTTTTTGTGCGCTTGATTTTTTCATAGTGAGCCAGGATCAACTCTCTTTTTTCCTATCGTGTATTTGGTGACGAGCACCCAGTCTGGTTTCTCTTTGTGGGTAATGATTTTGATTTCATGCAAGGGTGCAGAGGTTCCGATTGCTTCAGGCTTTACGAGAGTGCAGAGTCCCCATTCGGCTAGTAGGCGTGCAATGGCATTGGTTCGGGCTATATCGTTGTCTGAAATGTCGGTGTCTTTACCATCCAGGGCAAATAACTGTTTGAAATGGAGAATGTAGTAGCGGCCTCTTTTGTGCAGGATATGACACGATTGGTAGAGAATTTTGTCGTTGCGGGAGGCTACGCCTATGCGGGAGAGGGTTTCACGGCACTTGAGGAAGTCATCGGGAGTTTTGAGGAGGATTTCAACACACGATTCAAGATCAAGCATAATAAACCTCGCAAGTTAGTGAGGTTATTTATGTTTTTGCTTATTTGGCTTTTCCGACCCTGCCACCCTTGTCGGTAAGGCGAATGACATTCTCAATCTGTGCTGCGCTGAGGATTTTGAGGGCTTCCATAGCCTTGTTGGTGGAACACTCAAAATATGTCTTGACTGCTTCCAGGGCATCGCTCTTGACTGTTTTTTGCCACTTGTGAAATCCGCGCCTTCTGGCTCGGACAATCCGCAGCAAATAGGCATGCTGCATGCGCTTGTCCAGGTGATGCCGTTGATTCATCTCGTTGGCAAACAAGATGGTATCTTGGTCATAGGACAAGGCTTTGTTGGTCAAGAACGGGACGTAAGACTTCTCATTCTCAGGGTCCAATGCAAACAAGTCGCGTTTGCCATGTTGGATTTCCTTGACGAAATCAAAGGG